CGACGCTGGAGCCGATGTTTCGCAGCGCGTCGGACCAGTCCATCGTGCGATTGATGAGGCCCGAAATGCTCTCGCCGAGCGACGTGCGGAAGCTGCCCGCGACGTTCCCAATGATGCCGTAAACCTGCTGCGCCACGGTGCCCATCTCGACGACGAGGTCCTGAAGCGCGGCCCGCGCCGCGTCGATCTCGCCGACGCCAAAGTCGCCGATTCCGTTCTGAAACTGGCCGAATTGCTCATCGCTCTTCTGCGCGAAGGTTTTCTCCGCCGGATAAACGGGGGCACTGGGTGTTTCGTGCGCCTTCGGTTCGGCACCGCCCGCGCCAGCCTGTTCGCGCAGGGCAATCTGCTCTTCGATGAGCGCGTTGAGGCGTTCCGTCGCGGTGAGCTGGCTGCCCATTTCGTCGGTTTCAAGGCCGAGGATCTTGCGCGACTCGTTGAGGTTCGTGTTGAGGTAGCCCTTCACGCCATCGCCGATCGCTGATAGGCCCTCCTTCTGCTCGTCGAGGAGTTCTCCGTAGCCGCGCGGTCCTTCGACCTCGCCCTGCCCCCACTCGACGCGCCCGACCTCCACCGCGCCGATCTGCGTGCCATCCGTAAACGGCAACGCGGCGGTGATCGCGTTCACGCGGCCAATCACGTAATTGAGCACGCGCTCGAAGCCCGACGCGATGAAGTTGATGACCGCCCCGAAGACCGCGCTGACCGCCGTCGCCGCGCTTTCAAGGCCGTAGCGCAGGAGCGACGCCACCCAGCGAAAGCCAGCCGAAAGGTAGGCAATCGGTACCTCGAAAGCGTCGATCAAGCCGCCCACAACCTTCACACTGAAGGTCATGACGCCGTTGAGGATGCTCGCCCAGAAGCCGCCCGAGCCGCTGCCGAAAACCGCGTCCCAGAGCTTCTTCGCCGCCGCAATGCCCTGCTCAAAGCCTGCCTCGATGACAAGGCCGATGAACTCCGCGAAGTGGCCGTCCTTGAACGCGTTGAGACCCACCTGCACGAACGCGCCGATGTGCTGGCCGAGTGAGGTGAAATCGAACGCGTTCGCTTCTTCAAGCGGCCCGAGCAGGTCGTCAATCAGGATGTCGCCGATGCCCGCGAAGAGCTGACGGCCTTTGTTCTTCAGGCGATCAAGCAGCGTCCCGGCGCGCTCGAAGGCGGCACTGTTGCGGTCCATGACTTCGCCCATGTGGCCGATCGAGCGCGCCGCGTCAGCCATCGCGTCGGGGTTGTCGATGAGGGCGAAGAGTTCGCCCGCAGAGCCGTCCAAGAGCTCCATCGCGGCCTGCGTGCGGAGGCTCTCGTCGCTCGTGTTGCGGAGGGCTTCCGCCACGGCCTCGAAGCGGTCGAGCTTGCCCATCGCGTTCAGCTTCTCGGGATCGAGACCGAGCTGCGAAAGGAGGTTTGCATGGCTGCTCGTCTTGCCGATCGCGTTGCGCACCTTCTGCGTGAGAGCGTCGAGGGCCTGCTCGCCCTTCTTCGCGTCCACGCCTATGTCGGCCAGCGCCTGCCGAAAAACGAGCATCCGCGACGCAGATTCGCCCGTGCGGGCCTTGAGGTGCTCCAGCTCCGCGCCAAGCTCGATGATGTCCCGCGCCCCGGCCACGACCGAACGCACGCTGAGGTACGCCGTGGCGAACCCGGCAGCCAGCTTGATGAGCCCGGCAAAGCCCTGCGCCGCAGCCTCCAAGCCAGCGAGCTTCGAGCGAAGATCAACCAGAACACTGACACGGGCATCCGCCATATTCACTTGGCATGAGTGTCAACCACCCCCTCCCGCCACCGCTCCAGCATCCTCCCGGCCTTGGCAGACCACGGGGCAGCGGCGCTGAGGAACGCCACATCCATCTGAACTAGGAGCCGATCGACCTCCTTTCGGTCGCTCCGCCGGAGGACGAGAAACAGCTCTGGCAGGCTCACACTTTGGGCAATCTCGGCGGGCGTTTTTCCGAGTGCGAGGCCACCGTCTGCGAGGCAGTCCCCAAGGCCTGCTTCACGCGCAGCCCCGTTTCGGCCACGGGCAGGAGCGCCTCCGTCTGACGCGCCCGCCGTTCGGCCCATCGGCGGGCATTCTGAAAATTGAGGTCGTGCGCCGCCTCGCAGATGTCGAGCAAACTCTCCGCCGTCAGCGCGTCCGGCCAGTCTTCAGGCTTTCCGCAGACAAACGCCGCGAGCGGTCCCTCGTTCTCGACGAGTTCAAAGTAGCGCGGCAGTTCCGCGATCTTGAGGAGCCGCACGAGCACGCGCTCCGTGGAGCCGTCCAGGTGCGTCACGTCCAGTTCCTGCCCGCCGAGGGCGATCATAGTTCCCTTGTCCATGTGTTCGATAGTTTCGAATAGTTCGAGTTGCGGGGGCGATTCGGACAACCGGTTTCGTCGCGAGAACGAGGATTTGCGGATAGATGGCGAGGCTTCGGAAGTGAGCAGTATTGGAAAAATACGGCGAACTGCCGAAACGTAGCCAGCCGCCGCAAAGACCGTTCGTAGCAGAAATCAAGGTTGTTCGAGTTGCCCCATAATTACGCCCGCGCCCAGGTGAGCGTCAGGTCGATGTCCCACTGCACGGTCGCCGCCTTCGTGAAGGCCGCGTCGGACTGAAAGCGAATCTGGTGGGCGTAGGCATTGTTGCCATTTGAAAGGTAGCCGTTGTTGCCGCCGGTCTGCCCCACGGCGATCGTCCGCAAGTCCGTTCGCCCCGGCAGTTTCGAGGCCGGGAACGTGAAGCGTTTCACAACGATGCCGCTGCCCGTGACGTAGGTCTGTAGCACGCCCGGCATGACGTTACCCACGTTCGAGCAATATGTTGCGTCATCGTTCGTCGTGCCATCGATCGCACCCGCGATGCCGTTGCCTATCGCCGACGGCTCCAAGAGGCCAAAATACGGATGGGCCCTACCCGCGTCGGTTCCCGTGCCCGTGAGGACGTTCGCACTCGTGCCGTCGGCATTGATGCAGGAGAGGCCGAAATAGACCGACGAATCGGTCTTGTAGTAATACGCCGCCATCGTCAGCTTGCCCGCCACGTCCACCGAGCCGATTTTGAGGGTCGTCGTCTTCCAGGTGCGGAAAATGTCCTTCGGGAGCTGAAAGCGCAGCGTGTAGCGGACGAGCAAATCAAAGCCGTCCGGCACGCTGACAACATCGGTCAATACGATGCGGCTAAAGAGCGTCGGATTGTCCACATTCTCCCACGAGACGCCGAGTTCGCCGATCGCGACCGCCGCGCCGCTGCGGTTCTGGTAGGCAAGGAAGGTGCGGAAGAGTTCGCGCACCGTGTAGTCGCCCTCCGCCGCGTTCGGAAAGTTGATGCCATTGATCGTGCTGCCGCCGGTCGCATAGGTCGTGCTTTTCGCGACGAACGCCTCCAGTTTCGTATCCGCCGCCTTCGCCGCCGTGCGGCCCGTGCCGACGGCGATGACCTCGAAGCACTTGGCAAAGGCATAGCGCGCCGGGGCGTCGAAGCCGCTGTCCGTGATGAGGTTCCTGACGCGGCCAAACTGCGTAACTAAACCCGTGCGGGCGTTGCGGAGCGCGAGGTCGTAGAAGCCGGAAATGCCGAGCGGGATGTTCATAGGGCGGTCAAGGTTTCGGTGAGGGTGAGCGCGATGCCGAGGGCGAGGGATTCGGAAGAGTCGGCGGTGGTTGCCGTTTCGGCCTCGCTCACTTCGAGCGACAGGGCGATGTCAACCGGGTCGGCGTCTGGCGCGAGGTAGCAGCCCGTGTCCGTCTCGGTGACGCCCAGCGCAGCGCCGAAAGTCAAGCCGTCCGTCGGCACCACGAGGGAGATCATCGTCGTCGTTTCGATCGCGGAAAGCGCGACGCCGAGAGCGAAGGCGTCCGGCGACGCGGCCAACAGATCGACGTACGCCGCCGTGCTCGTCTCCGTTGCCGTGAGCCCGGCCCCAAGCGTCAACGTCTCCGCAAAGCTACCGTCGCCCCAGTCGCGGGTCTCGGGCGGGTTCACGACAACAGGCGGGTCGTCGTCATCTTCGGGATACGTCGGCTCGCTCGGCCCGGTGCCCCACAGGCTGCCGAGCGTCAAGACCTCGGGATACACGTCCGCAAAGTCCTCGAACAAATCCGGGTGCGATGACACGTCCCGCAGGCCCCGCGAGCCGGGCAGCGGGATCACCTGCGGCGGGTCGGGCGTCTGGCCTTCGGTGAGGAACATGGGATGTTAAACCGAGCGCCGGGGCTGGAGGGCTTCCGCGTCGTCGCTTGTGAAGTCCACAGCGGCCAGAGGGCGCACGTCCGGTGCGTCGTTCGTGAGCGAGCTACCGAGCGCGATTGCATCAGGCGGCACGTCGGTAAACAGGGGGATTTCCGCGTCGTCGCTCATCATTTAGCCCGCCGTCGTGGGGATGATCGACCCGGTGTTGAGCGGCGAATGCAGGACGCGGCAGACGAGGTCGTAGCTCACAGCCTCCTCGCCGAACTCCACCTCGCCGTCGATCTCCATGAAACAGAAAACGTCCACCGTGTTCACGATCGCGTCCGTGTGGTCATACTGCTGGATCTTCACCCAGCCGCGCTTGGTCGCACCCTCGAGCGGGTTGTATTGGCCGCTCGCCGCATCGAGGGGCAGCGTGCCGAAAAGGTGCTCGAACATCAGCGGCCCGGCTTCCTTGAGCGCCAGCGTGAACTTGAGGTCGCGGTTCACCTCGATCACGTCGTAGAGGCGGCGCTGGCCCGGCGTCGGCGCGAAAATCTCCCGCTTGTCGGACGACTTCGCCACCTTCAGGCTGTCCACAATGCCGGGGTCGATCCAGCCCGTGTCGGCGGCGCCGGGCTTCGCGGCACGGCCACAAACGCCCGCTGCGGGCGAGGTAAAGGCACGGCCCTCCGGGTAAAGAAATGCGTGGCTGCCGACGACAATGGGGCGCGTGTTCATCCGTTGATGCTGGTTGCGGTGAGGTTGACGAAGTAGACGACGAGGCCGCCGTCGATGGGGCCGGTCTCGAAGGCGTCGTTGTCAACCCGCAGCCATGCGCGCGCGTGACCTTCCTGCGCCCGGTGCAGCGACTCAAGGAGGCGCTCGACTACTGCCAGCGCCATGATGCCAGACTGGTTTCGTGCGAGGTTTTCGACGACCGAGAGTGTGACCGTGCTCTCGATGTGGACAAGGGGCGTCGCCGCAGTCTTGAGTCGCCCGGCTGAAAGCGTCGCCACGATGCAAAGGCCGGTCTCGTTGATCGCCCGCTGGAGCTTCGTATTGTGCTCCGCGTCCGCCGCCGTGATGAGCGGGATCGTGGAGAGAAGAGGTTCGGCAGCGATCAGGCCTGCAACGGACGACAGGACGGCGGAGAGCTTCATGCGCTCAGGCGCGTGTCAATACGCGGAACTTCTCCAATTGCTTCCGCCGCACGTACGCCTTCATGTCTGCCACCTCGCCGCGCAGGGCGTCCTCCACAATCCCGCGCTGATTGTTCTGCACCTGCACGCCTTCAAGAAAGCTCTCCAGCAAGACCGAGGGATGACTCTGCCCCTTCGCCGTGCGAACGATTGCCTGCCCGATGCGCTCCTTGGCGCGGGACACGGCTGCGGCCTGCGTGTTCTGGCCTTCCCTACTCCGCTTCCAGGCGCGGTAGAGCCATGACACCGAGAGGAAGCGGATCGACTTGCGCCGCGCCGCAAGCTCCTGTCCCACCGTGCGTCGCGTGCCGTCGCGGTTGCGGCCTCGTTTGATCCGGAAGCCGAGCGCGGCGGCTTCCTGTTCGATCTTCTCCGCCGTCGGCGCGATGGCCCTGAAGCCACGGTAGATCGCAAAGCGCAGCCGCGCCGCCCGCGCCTCGATGAGCGGCCCCTGCTCGCGCCGGTTCCAGCGGAGGTATTGCGCAAGAGCCTTGTTGAAGGCCCGCAGGTCGCGGGTATCGACGGCTGTTTCCATCTACAGCTTCCCGAGGAACTTGAGGATCGCGATGAGCCCGACCGTCAGCGGCGGCAGCGCGGACGTCACCCACACCCAGCGCAGGATCATGTCCATCTTCCGCTTCATTTCGCGGATGTCCGAGCGCAGCCCGTTCTCGCCATGCAGCCCCCACAGGGTGACTTCGAGGGTTGTGAGTCGGTGTTCAATCTGGGCAAGTCGTTCTTCGTTGGTCATGGCTGGCAGAGTTCGCAGTCAAAAGTGATGATGGCGCGGCTCGGCGAACGGGCGATGCGCCGGATGCGGTAGGTGGTTCCGTCCTCGCCGCCGAACGAGCTTCCGGCAACGGGCAGGCCGCCGGGGAATGCCGACGCAATGACGCGCACCTGCACCGAGTTGTCGTCGCCAACGGATAGGTCGTAGCGGTTCGCCTCGGGCGGCGTTGTTCGGAGCAGGGCCTTGAGCGGAACACCGTCGAAAGTCAGCACCACGCCCGCCGCATCGAGCAGTTCGGCAAAGCCTTCGGCGCTGTCCTGTTCGTGCTGGTTCATGGTGTGGCAGGCTTGTCAACGAACGAGGCCCCGCCGCGAACGACGGAGCCTCGGAGGAGTCATGCAGTCAGGAAGTTAAGTAGCCTGACCCGGCGCGACGAGGCGCTTGATGCCAGCCTGAATCGCGGGCTTGAAGCCGTAGAGGCATTCGAAGGCGACGATCTCCTTACCGCTGTCATTGTCGTAGAAGCGGCGGTAGCCGAAGGTGATGCCCGTTTCGGGGTCGGACACCGGGCCGGATTCCAGGTAGGACTCGGGCCGCAGCGGCGCCAGGTAGCGCATGGCGACCGCCAGCCCCGCCGGATGGGCCGCGAAACCGACGAGCTTTTCGCCGTTCTCCGGCAGCACGATCGTGTCGTAAATATCGAAGCCGTAGATGCGCGGGACGCGGGCCTCCATCAGCGACGGCTGGCTCATCTGCGCAAGGTAACTATGGCTCACGCGCTCGTCGCCGAGGAGCGACGTGTAGTATGCGTCATCGAGGATCAGGCTGCGCTCGGTCGTCGGCATCTTGGCCCTCGCACACGCGCCGCGAATGCCGAGAACGTGAGTCGAATCGAAGTCCGTCGCGGCCACGGCGGGTATCGCTGCCTCGCCGTAGTTGGCGGCGGTGACGACGGAGAAAATGTCCTGCAAAACGTCCTGCGCGAGCTGCTTCGCCTCCGATCCGGCGAGCCGCTCCAGCTTGATGAAGCTCGACTCTGCGGACTCCTTGTCGGTCAGGTGGAAGGAGCGCACCTTGTGGCGGTCGCAGGTCACGGCGAGCGTGTTCACGGTGCGGTCGGCGTTCTTGCTGTAGCTGCCTTCGAAGTCGGAACTCGTTGGCAGGGCGTTGCCTACGACCGGCACATTGACCGTCTTGCCGCGTTCGAGGAACTCGGCGGAGAAGTCGGTAGAGAAGGCACGCAGCGGCTGGAGCGCGGCGCGGAAGGCTTCGAGAAAAGCCTGAGAAATGCGAATGTCCTGAAGGTTGGTGAGCGTGTTGGCCATAAAAGGAAAGATGCAGTCGGTTAACGTCTTAGGTAGGCACGAAGCGCCGTGCGCTTAGCGGTTGATGATTCTGGACTTGTTCTTGCGCCAGAAGGCAGTCTGGGCAGCGGGCGTTTCCTGCTTGCGCAGTTCCTCGACTAGGTCCGTCGAAGCGGCTGCCACGGCATCGCCTTGGGCGGTGACGGCGAGGGGCGTCACGCCGACCGAGGCGCAGATTTCGGCGGCCTTCGCCTCGGCGGTCTTGGACGCGGCTTCGAGCTGGGCAATCTTGACCAACGCGTCCTGATTCTGCTGACGCAGCGTCTTCAATTCAGATTGAAGCCGAGTAACGGAGGCCGACTCCTCGTTGCGGGCGCTTTCGGCATCCCGCAGACGCTGATTCAGTTCGGTGTTCGAGGTCTGTGCGGCTTCGAGCTGGGTGCCCAGCTCCGCGAGCTTCGTTTCAGCGGCGGTGAGTTTTTCTTCCAAGGTCATGGGTTTTGCGGATGGATGGATGTCAACCGGGCAAGCATCGCGGCGCGACTCGGCACGATGCCCGTCACAAGCCCGCGTTCCGCCGCCTGAACGCCGTAGAACGACTGTCCCTGCATGGACTCCGCTCCGACACGGCTGCGCTTGCCCGTGACGGCGTTCATGAACATGCCGTGAATCTGATCGACCCGGGCCTGAAGCATGGCGCGCTGCTCGTCCGAGAGGCTCGTTCCGGGGAAGCCCGCCGCCTTGAATGCGCCCGCCTTGATGAGGTCCACGGACAACCCCGCCTGAGCATGGGCAACCGAGGAATCGAGGAGCGCGAGATACACGCCGATGCTCCCGACCGTGGCGCTCTTTGTGCAGACGAACTCGTCCGCCTGGCTCGCGAGCCAGTAGGCAGCAGAACACGCCTCGCCCGCCGTGAAGGCGATCGTGGGCTTGGGGAACGCCGCGATCTCCTCGGCCAGCTCGGGAATGCCCGTGGCCGTTCCGCCCGGAGAATCGACTTCGAGAAGCACGGCGCGAACGCCGGGATCGGCTGCGAAGGCGTTCAGCGTGGCGGAAAGGTCGAGAGTGTCCGTCGCTCCAAACATTTTCTCGATCGGCATCAGACCCTGACCAAGAATCCCGGTGATCGGCAGGATGCCGAGGCCGCTTTCCACACGGGCCTGCGGCGGCTCGCCAAAGAGTTCCTTCAGCGCATCCGTGAAACCGCCGCAACGGGCAGCGAAGTCCGAAAGGATGCGCGGCTCCACAAGGAGCGGTTCGTGGCGAAGGATGGCGTTGGCGAGACTCACGCCGAGGCAGGCTTGTCAACGAGTCTTCCCGCAAGCAGACTATTGCGAACATGGGAAAGACAGAGAAGCGAGGCGTCGAACTCAAAGTCCTTGTCTCACACGAAGAAGGGGATCGTTTTGCGGATTCTCTCGTTGATTACGCAGAAAGCCACGGACTCCTTGTTGGTGGAGGTATTTCGCCTCTTGCGGGGACTGCATCTTGGCACGGCGAATACGTCGTCGAACTGGGTAACCCATCACTAGCACAACCCCGAAGAGCCGAACTGATCCAATGGCTCCAGAGCAATCCAGCGGTCATTGAACATACCGTTGGAAATGTCATTCCCCTTTAGCCGGAACTGACGGGGGCGCTGTGAATGCCGCGCCGCCGCTAGGCCGATAGAGCATCTCCACCGGCACGCCATATCGCTCCGCCGCTTCCATGATCGCCTTGGCGTCCTGCGCACGCCGCTCCAGTTCCTCGCGGAAGTCCATGCCGAGTTCCGAGTAGTGGTCACTTAGCGTTTTGAGCCCAGTCTCCACGTCGGCGCGGTTCTGCTGGGCCTCCCGCCCGGCGTCCACCGTCACTCGCCTTGGGCAGACCCATGCTACACGGGTCCAGTCAGGGACGGCGGCCAGCTCCCCGCGCTCGATGGCGTCGCCGATGACGTAGCCCCAAACGGGCCGGAGGAATCGCTGGATGAGGATCAGTTGCCGGTAGCTGAAGCGCCGGTCCGCCTTTGCGACGACGAGGCGCACGCCCGCGCCGCCGATTTTCGAGGAATCCATCGCGAACTCGTAGGGCAGAACGCCCGAGGCCGAGTCACGCCGCAGGTGCTCCAGAAAGCCCGTGAAGACCGGGCTCGGGCGGTTTGGCTGGTGCGTATCCATGCTCTCGTGCGGTTTGAGACCCACGACCTTGCCGCCGACGATCTTCTGGACGAGCACCGGGTCGCTCTGCTCGGGCGTGCCCGCCGGGCCGGAATCGAGGGCGAAGTCCCCCGTGTCTGCCAGGTTGCCGCCATCCACCTTGAGGACGCGGGAAATCTGCGCGTTGTCCTTCACCGCCTGCTTTTCGAGGGCGAGCAGCTCCAGCTCGTCCAGCATGTGGTTCACCGAGTGCTGGAGCGCGGGCACGCTGCGGACGCCCGAGGGCGATTCCGGCTCGAAGACGTGCATCACGGCGTTCGCGGGCACGTCGCGCGTCGTGCCGTCGTCCTGAATGACGCGGTAGGCACGCGGCGCGCCGTAGGTGTCGAAAAGGATTCCGTCGCTGCCTCCCTCGCCCAGCCCGGCATCGCCCACGCGGTGCGATTCGAGGAGCTGGATGCAGGGCCGCTTCGCCGCGTCGCGCACCTTGAGGGCGAACACCTCGCCGTCCGTGTCGATGGCGCGGCAGACGAGCGTCTGGCATTCCTCGAAGCTGAAGCGGCGGGTGATTTCGGGCATCGCAGCCCAGCGGGCAAAGAGAGCCTCCGCCGCCTTGTTCCACGCCTCATCCGCGCTCTGCGCCTGCGGGCGGATGCCGTCGCCGGTCGAGTAGATGGCCATGTCGGCCACCATCTCGCGAGTGAAGCCCGAGTTCTTGGCAAGGTAGCGGTGGCGGCGGACGATCTCGCGCCGCGTGTGGCTCGTGAGTTCCTTCTTCGTGTCCGTCGGGGCCGCGCCGGGCACCTGCCCGCGACTGCGCGAGGGGTTCGCCGATTCGTAGGAGCCGGATGCGGCGATGCGTCCGAAGAGCTTGGCAAAGATGCGGTTCATTTTTCCATCACCCCATAGACGCCGCTCAGGCCCACGCGCCGGACAGCGGGATACCGCTCCGGGGCGAGCTTGCGGAGCGCGCACTGACACGCGGCGATGATCTCGTGGATCTCGTCTATCCGCCGCTTCGTGTAGCTGGAGCCGTCGTTCGCGTAGGCCGAGAGAGTCTTCTTCAGTTCAGCTTTCTGAACCGCAAGAATCTCCTCGACCTCCGAAGCCGTGAAGCCAACCGAGTAATCAATCGCCGCCATTTGCAGGGGCATCGCTGTCAACGTCTCCCGGCAGATCGGCCCCGATGAGCTTCACCATGTAGGCCGCCGCGACCTGCATGGACTCGCAGTCGAGCCAGTGGTTCGGGCGTGAGCCGATCTGTTCCCAGAGCCACTTGCCGTTCTGGTTCACTCGGCGCTCGCTTTCGAGGTGTTCGAGGTAGAGTTCCGGCACGTCCTCCGGCACCTCCCACGTCGCCCCGCTCTTTGGGTCGGCATTGCGGCGCAGCCTTGCGAGCGTGTCCTTGATGTTGAGGTTCGACCAGAAGTGCGTCCGGCAGATGACCCCGCGCCCGATGAACACCTTGCGCACCGGGGAGTAGAAACGCTGCACGCTCTGGCCATTGGCGAGCTTGTGCGTGAAGGTCGCCCGCTTGTCGCCGATGAGCGCCGTCCAGCCCCGCGCCGCGCATTCGCGGTACACCTCGTACGGGTTGTAACCCGCGTCGATGAAGACGAGGTTGTGATGCACGTTGAAACGGTCCTGCACGCCGTCGATGTCGTTCCACGACAGGACGCGCTCGCACCAGAGTAGGCGCGAGGAACAGTCCGGCGCCCACGAGCGCACGGCGAGGAAGAAGTGGTCGCGCTGCACGTCCACCGTCAGGAAGCGCAGCGGCACGCGCGGCATCCCGTCGGCAAAGGGCGGCTCCAGCACCTTGCCGTGCGGGTCGAGCGCGCCCTCCCTCTCCCACGGCTCACCGAGGCGGTAGGCTCCGCTCGAAACCTCGATGCGGAAGTCCTCCACCCATTCCTTCCACGGCAGGGCGAGGCGCTTCTGGTAAAACTGCTGGATCTGCGTCGTATCGCCCTGCCGCGCCAGCTCCTTGGCCCGCAGGTAGAGTTCCGCGAGCCTGCCCCACGACATCGCGCAAAGGGCATTCCAGTGGAAGCCCGCGTTCTCGGTCGATGCGGTCCGGTTCTGTGCGATGTAACGGCCCGTGGCGTTCAGCTCGCGCCGCACGCGGTCGGTGTCCGGGAAGTAGGTCTGGCAGTGCTCGCAGTGCAGGCTCGCCGTCTCGCGCACGCGGCCATAGTTCCAGCCGCCGGACTCCATCCGGGCGTCCTTGCTCCATTCGACGTTCTCCCAGCGGAAGGGCTGGCGCGTGCCGCAGTGCGGGCAGGCGAAGGTCCACTCCCGCATGTCCGTCGTCTCGAACTTGCGGTGCGTGTCGTCGCCCTCCTCGCCGCCCTGGGAGAGAAAGAGGCACTTGCCGAGCCAGCCGAAGGCCGTTACGCGCGCCTCCGCCTCGGCCATGTGGCCCACGGGCCAGCGCCACGTTTCGTCGCCGATCAGCCAGCGGATCGACCGGCGCTGTAGGTTCGTCTTATTGTGCGCGCCGAGGACCCAGAGCGTCATGCCGTTGGCGAAGTGGATTGTCGTCGTCCGCTTCTTGTGCCGGTCGCCGGGGAAGAGCGAGCGCACGGGCGGGCAGTCCTCGAAGAGCTTGTGCAGGCGCGATTCCGCCTGATCCTTCGCGTCCTCGTCCGTCTGGTCGAGCCAGAGCGTCGGCCCCGGCATGTTCGCGATGATGTAGGAGAGTCCGATCTCGCCGATCGAAGTTTTGCCGGACTGGATCGGGGCAATGATGGAGAGGATGCGCACGCGGGGATCGACGAGCGTTTCCAGAGGCTCGCGTATCCACGGGCTGTGCTCGGAACGGAAGCGCCCCGGCACCGGCGAATACGAGATGCCCTCGATGTGTTCCTCCGCCCAAGCCCAGGGCGAACGCCGGTCCGGCGGACGCCAGGCACGGCGCCAGATTGACTCCAATTCACTCATGGACTATTCCTCGATGTCAAATCCATGCCAGAATATTATCACTACGATTGCGCAAACCGATTAACTATCGGACAGTTTAATGTTGATTCCGACTTTCGCGAATATCCACTAAGAGTCTCTGGAGAAGATAGCATCCGCGATGTTATATCCACCACGAGAGAGTTTTTTCCGCAAGGCTGGAGCCAGCACGGAAAGTCATATTTGCTCAACAGAGAGATACTACATAGACACGCCATAGACAACAGACAAGAAACTACGGCCAGCATAGAAGCGACAATTGAACTGATATTTGAATTAGTACGAAGAATCGAAACCCCACAACTCCCATCTAGGTATTGTTCTCTGTTCTGCTGCAAAACAGCAGCAGACGCCAGCCAATTTAAAACCAATTATCGGCACCGGTTCCCGAACGGGAAAACATATCTAATCAGAACCGAGCAAGAAGTATTTGTCGCTGACATGAATCTGTTACGTCTAGGAGAATCTTCAATTGAAGCATGGACGAACGCACGAAAATACTGGCGTGGGCAATATACCAATACTCCTCAACTCGAAGTACTCATACCTAATCAATTTGAGGTTGTTCGTGAATATTACTCCGAAATTCAAACAGATCAAATTCGATAACCAGCAATATGGGCAAGAAGAAACTTGAACAATACCGTGGCCTATTGAGTCCAGCAGAGGTTGCTGATGGCATGAATGCAGCGCACTCGAACGCTCAGCGGTTGGTCGCTGATGCAGAGCTTTTACTGAGGGAAAATCGTCCAGCATCCTCGTTGGCTCTTTCAATACTGTCAATTGAAGAATCCGGAAAGGTTTCCATCCTTAGAGGGTTGGCTGTTGCTCAGTCAGAGAACGAAGTTTTGCCTATCTGGAAAGAATACCGTTCACATGTGGCCAAGAACCGTCTTTGGCCATTAATCGATCTGTATCTTTGTGGGGCTAGGAAATTAGACGACTTTAATGAGCTTTTTAAAAAGGACGCAGATCATCCATTCCTCTTGGACATGCTAAAACAGATTGCTCTATACAGTGATTGCCTTGGAAATCGACACTGGTCTATCCCGGCGGAGGTGGTTGATGGCCCTTTAGCTTCACATCTCCTGCAGGTTGCAAAAGCACTAGCTGGCAAGGAAGTGATTTCTCAACGAGAAATTGAGCTTTGGGTCCAGTATTCTCCAACGAAGCAACCGACCAAAGAACTCATGGAGAAAGCAGTGTCCGATTGGTATGCGGCAATGCAGTCCGAAGGGTTGAAACCTACGGGCGAGAATGAGATGGAACAGTTTATTGTAGATGGATTTCCATAACTCTACTTAGCCCACTGATAGGAAATTGAATTCCGAGTGGATGCTGCTTTATCGCGTAGCTATTACTCCGAAATTCAAACAGATCACACGAGCCAATCTTCGATCAACGGAAAACCGCATGGGTGCTGGCACGCAAGGCTTTTACGTTGAAGCAGTGTGACTTGCTAGTGTTGCTGAGTAATAACTAGCTACCCATGAATTGATCATTCACCGTTTAGTGTCCGGCACACCTCATCAATCGCCCGGCGGCATTCGATCTGGATTCCGTGGGCGTCCAGACCCGCCAGGACGGGCGGCAGCTCCTGCTCGAACTTGCTGCGCAGTAGCGCCGTTGCCTGACCGACTAGGCCGCTCCATTCCGCCTCGACCTTCGAGAGCGGCACGTATTCGCCCCGCTTTGCGGCTAGGCGCAGCTCCCGCTCCTCGACATCGACGAGGAGACGCCGCGCCTTGAGCGAGGACACCGGGTCGCCCTCCGCTGCCGCCGCGCCCCCTTTCAGGCCCCGGCGGCGCATGAACTCCCGCCACGCCGCCACATCGTGCAGGCCGTTCGAGGCGGGCTGCGGCGCGTCCCCCAACTTCTTCCACGCATGGACCGCCTGCCGCGAGACGCCGAGCGCCCCGGCAAGCTCCACGTAATTCTTCGCCACCGTGACGCCCGGAGCCTCCGCGCCACCCGCCATCGACTGAAGCATCGCCCGCTCGTTGCGCGTCAGCTTGCCGCCGCTCTGCACGCGCTTGGCAAGGTTCGCAAAGTCGCGGCTCAAAATCTTCTTCGCCAGATCTGCACTCGCCGCCTCCATGCCGGGCAGGCCGCGTCAACCAGCGGAATTGCGCTCGTCACGGGATCGAGACGCTCTGCCGGCGGGGCGCGTCCATTGCCACGCGGTCCTGACTCTTGT